GCGCGCGCGACTTGAAGCTGTGTCGCTCCGACCTGACCGGCCGACCGCAAAAGCCGGGCGTAAAGATCAATATAAGGTTCGATCGACGTCCGAGTTGCGATCGCCGCGGCCGACAGTTTTGCCAAGCTGTCGGCCTGAATGCCGGAAACTTGCGACGCCGCGGCGATCTTGTTCCCGGCGTTTGTCCAAGCGTCGCCATAAATGGCGACCTCGCGCACGCCGAGCGCTCCGACGATCAACCCGACCTGACGCCTGACCGCCGCCCCGGCCCGCGAAAACGAACCTTCGACGCGAGTTTCCATTCGCCGCGCGCTGCGCTCGATGCGCTTCATCCCTTGGTCGAAGCGTTGCGTCGCGCGAGCGACCTCACGCTGATATTTGGCGACCCGGGCTTCAAGTTCGACAATAACCTTGTCGGACGTCACTGCCATTTCACAGCCTCACATCAGGAAGGTTCCAAGATCGGAATTCGTCGATCATTTCGTCATATTCGTCTTCGGACATCGGTTCGACGCCCGACGGGTTTTTCTGCCGTTTGTTATGCTCGACTATCATCGCCGTGTATTGCCAAAGGGTCATTTCATTGACGTCCCGGATCGACATTCCGAGCGCCGCCGCCGTTCCATATGCTTGCGCTATGTTGAAGGCGGGTCCGGGCTTAAACCCGTTTTTTTTTCGTCTTCATCAACCGGCGCGTCGGGGTCGATGTATCCGTGAACGCAAGCGCAAATCACGTCATATGAAAGACGATGCCAGAGTTCGAGCTTGCGACCTTCGGCCGCTCCCGGCTGATATCTTTCAATCATTTCGCGCGCTTCAGCCGAAGCGACACCCCCGCAAATCAAGCCCTGTCGAACGACTTCGGTCAAGTCTTCGAGAAAGTATCCCCCATGCGCCAAACGCGCATAAACAACACCGATCCCGACGGGAATGTCGCCCACGCCGCAACGCTTCTGAATTTCCGCTATTCCGACGACCGTCAGCTTGAACGTGTAGCGATGGCCGTCGAAATAGTCGAGATCGATCTGACACGGCTCGAAGTCCGCGCGTTTGTCGGTCATGGTTCTTCCCTTTTGCGCACGATCACGGCACAACGACCCAAGCCGGCGCCCCGTTCCAATTCAGGGTGACGGACACTTGCCACCGCTGCCCGCGCTGCCCGGTTTCCTCATAGGCCGTCAGCACCGCCGGCCCTTGGAAATAGCCCGACGTCGGCGCCGCGACGGTCGTCCGCATCCATCGGACATTCTTTTCGCCGCCGTTCAGAAACCAGTCATCCCAAACGGTCATGGCTTCTTCGGAAAGCACGCCCTGCCCCGACGTGATCATCTGGCGGCTTTCTTCGTCAGTTGCCAGCCACGACGCAAGATCGGGATCGGCGCAATCCGGAATGTTGACGTCGTTCGTCTGAACGTTCAGCGTCCGGGTCAACTGCGTGAAGCCGCATGGCGCCGTGAAGACTTCCGGCGACGCGGCATCGCCGACCAAGATCGCTTGCTTCCCGAATTTGAGCGTTGTTGCTTGGGTCATATCGATCTGCCTTTTCTGTTGGTTGCCCGTTCGGGCGATTTAGAAGTCGTCTGACGTCTGAACCGCGAAGGTCGCGATCGCGTGCCAAACGTCGGCTTCGTCCGTGTCCCGAACGAATTGCGTGCGGACCCAATCGAGCGCGACGGTGTGCGCCCCCGCAAAGGTCAACACCGCATCGTCGAATAGGGTGACGACCGCTTTCGCGATCGCCCCGCAAGGTGCTTCGTCGTCGCCCTTGGCGAAGACGTGAATGTTGAATTCGGTTTCCATGCCGGACAGACAGGAAGCTTCGAACGCCTCCGGATCAATCGGCCCGGTGCGAATGAAGTCGTAAATCTGGCCCGGGCTGACAACCGGCCCATAAGCTTGCGTGATCAACGCCGAGACGGTCGGGTCGCCGTTCAGAGCGGTGACAATCGCCCGGCGAAAATCGATGCTATGATCAACGGACACGGCTTCGACCCTTCTTCGGTGTTTTCATGCCCTTCGCCGCCCCGGCCGCGATCATTTCGTCGCGGCAATCCCGGGTGACATTGTAGGCGACCCCCCCCCTATAGGCGATCACCGGCGTTCGATGTTCGGTCGGAAACCAGTCATGATTTTTCAGCATCTTGACCCATGCCATCAGCTTTTTATCAGCACGCGACGCGCTGCCCTCCTTACGAGTTTTGTTATTGCCCGGCGGGTGTTTTTGGTCGCCGGCTTCAAAAACGGCCGTTCGACCATTCGCGAAGTTCCGAATTCGAGCGGCAACCCATGCGGGGCATTGACTTGAACTTTGGATTTTAGTTGCGACGTGCGAAGCGCGACGATCGACTGATCGAGTTGACCGGTGTCGCGGTGCGGCGGCTGGCCCGGTGCCGACGGAACATGATGTTTGCCTTGAACCGCGCCGGCAACGATCAGCCGACGCGCTTCGGTTTCCAACATGCCGGCGCCGACAAAAATTGCCCTTCCGGCTTCCCGCCGGATGCCGCGCCGAAGGTTTTTCAGTCGGGTCGAGTGTCGCTTTGCGCCGGACACCCTCGCCATGATCAAGCCTTCTGACCCCGTGCAATCCAATGCGACGCCGCCGGGTCTTCGTCGATCGGCGACTTGATCGACCAGCGGACGCCCTTCAGGGTGATTTCATCGGCAGTCGACAGCGCCGGGCTGATGCCTTGCTGAAGAACGATGATCGCGACGTCTTTGTCGCTGAAGCCCGACGTCGCTCGCATCGTGTCGGTGATCTTGTCGAACATCGCCTTGATTGGAACGTTCGACGGAACCGACGACACGTCACCATTCGCCGCGGTCGTCTTCACCGTCCGGTGAAGCGTGGCGTCGAGAAACACGCCGCCGAAGACGCTGTCGAAAAGCGCCTCGATTTCCCCGTCGAGCAAGGTCACGCCGGAACCACCGCCAGCAACGGACCGCCGCGATTGAGCCCTTGCAATTGCGTGAAGCGCTGTCCGAACGTCGTCGTCTCGACCTTGCCGGCGACCGCCGCGGCGTCGTCGCCCCGGGTCAGGGTCAACGCGCCGGACTTGATCGTCTTGAACGCCGAAAGCCCGCCGCCCGCGGTCTTCGCTTCGGAGCCGCTTCCATATCCCTCGAGCGTCAGAATATGTGCGGCATAGAGCAGCCGGCCGAGCGTGAAATCGGCTTGCGAAGACCAGCTATCATCGACCAGCGCAGCGGCTTCGGCGAGCGCGAAGTCGACAGTCTGATCGTCGCACGCCTCGAACGCCGGAAACCGGGTTTTCAGATCAGCGGCGGTCGGAACGGTGAACGCCATCGTCAGCCCCTCGCTTCAGCTTTCGCGATCTTGCCGCGAATGGTCTTCAGCTTCATCCGCTTCGAAACCGTGATCCCGAGTTCGGCCGCGCGGTCGGACAGAATTTCGCGTTCCGATTTGACAACGACTTCGTCGACCGGGTCGACCGGGACTTCGTCGGCCGGCTCGGCCGGGTCCGACGCGTCGAAGATTTCGGTCGCGATCAGGTGCCCGGCATTCATCCGGGCTTGGAACGGCGCGGTTGTCAGCGCCGCCTTGAATTCGTCCGGCGTGATTGTCAAAGTCCCGCCGGCGGGGACAATGCGGGTCGGCGTGATACCGATCCCGCCGCGGGTCGTGTTTATGATGCTGATCATTGTTCTTCCCTCATTTATTCCGGTGTTTTTTCAGGTCGAAGCCCGGGCGGCGCGGACGCCGCCCGGGAAGCTTGTCGATCGGCGATCGTGATCAGATGCCGTCGCCGTATCGGACTTCACTCGGAAGCCGAATGTCGAGCCCGCCCAGCCGGAAGATGCCCGGAACCTTGAACTGAAGCCCGACGATCTGCACCGGCAAGAAACGATGCGGCATCGGAATATGGAGTTTCAGAACCTCCGGGGATCGACGATAGGCGATCATGCGACGCGCCGCCGGCGAACCGGCCGTCGGGTTGTCGAGCCCACGAAGCCCCCTGATCGTCAACGGCAACCCGGTCTGTGCCGTGTAGACGTTGGCAAGCTGAAGGAACTGAAGGATCGTCATCGTCGTATCGGTCAGCCTGATCGTCGCGATCGAGTTGAACGCGGCGATCGGAAGAAGCAACGTGTCGGCAAGCTGAACCGTGTTCGTCGCGGTGACGATGCCGGCGAGTAGATCGTTGACGTCGAGCAAGATTTCGTCCGGCGTCTTCGACGACCAGAGCGGCGACGCCGTCGCGCCATCCGCAACCGTGACAGCCGTCACCGTCGAAAAATCGAACAGCCCTTCGAAGCTCTTTTCGGTGTCGCCGATGGTCGCCACATCATAGATATGTTCCTCGGAAACCCGACGCGCCGACGACGCGTTTTCGCTTTCCAAGGCGATGCCAAGCTGACGCGCCTGCGACACTTCTTCGAGCCCGAAGTCGTATCCGATACCCGCGGTATAGACCGGCGTTTCGAACTTCGTCCGATCCTGACCGACGACAGGAATGTCGGTCGCATTGCCCGAAATCCATTCGGCCTTGCCGCGATGATCCTGACTGAAGTAGGTCACGGACTTCGACCATTCGGGCGCCGCCGTGTCGACAGGGATCAACGCCGCATAGTTGACGTCAGGATACTGGTTCCGATAGACGCCCGGTTCGATGTGCGACGTCTGCGACAGCACGAACCCAAGGTTCGCTTGCATGTCAAGAAACTGATGTTTCATGATCAGCCCCCCCCCTAGTTCAGCCGAAGCGGAACGATGTCGCCGGAAACCCCGGAGCCATCGAAAACCGCGTTCGGAATTGCGAGATTGCCGCCAGCGCTCGACGTGAACGTGTCGTCGGCGTCGATCATGTAAGCCGCGGCGCCGGCCGCAACCGTTGCCCCGAGCGTCACATAAACGACGCCCTTCGTCATGATCGTCGCGTTTTCGCCGACCGCATAGACGTCGGCGACGGCCGGGTCGACCGACTGATCGCGAACCGTGATCCCGCGATAAACGTCCGCGGTGTCGTCGGCCTTCAGAACGCCATGATCGGCGACGCCCTGCTTGACCGCGACGCCGAAGCCGATCGCGGCCGTCTCGACGGTGCGGCTGATCAGAACGTTCGGTTCGGTGTTCTTGATCATCCCGACATAAGCGACAGCCGCCCGGTCAAGATAGGTGCTTTGAACCGTGCCCATCAGTTCACCCCTTTCGGCGTTTCACCGCGCCATGCGTCGCGCATCTGTGCGGTCATTTCATCGTGAGCTTTGGCGGCTTCGTCGCCGGCGGCTGTCGTCTGCCGCAATGCGTCGCGGACGGGATCATTCCCCGGCGTCGCATCCTTCGCCCCATCGGCGGCGATGTCGAACCGCGCGTCGATATACGCGTCCGCCTTCGCCTTCATGTCGTCACCGAATTTCGCGACGACGACCGCGCGCTTGATATCGCCTTCCGACTTGCCGTCTGTGACGACGTCGGGGTCGATCTTGCGAGCGATGTCGATCAAGGCGGCGCGCGCCTCGACCCTTGCGTCGATTGCCGCGTCGTCGACGATCTTCGACTTCAGGTCTTCGATGTCGGCATCCTTCGCGGCGAGCGCCTTGTCGCGTTCGGCGATAGTCGCCTCGGCGTCAGCCGTCGCCTTGTGCGCGTCGGTCAGACGCGTCTCGGCGTCTTTCAACGCCTTTTCGATAACCGCCGCCGACACGTCCGCAACTTCGCACGGAATGCCGTCAACGGTGATCGAGCGGGTCTTGTCTGTCATTGTTCCGCCTCCGTCATGGGTGTCGCCGATCTTCAGTTGTGAACCACCGCGCGCAGCGGCGACAATCGCAAGATGGTTCATTCGCAAGTTCCTTTGAACGGCTTGAAAAGCGTCGCCGTTCGGTGTCACCCCGTCGACGAATTCGATGTCGGCGGTGTATCCCATTGAAAGCTGATTGATGCCGCCTTCGACGGCATCGATCGCGCCTTGATCCATCAACATCATGGGGACGCGGACGAAGTCGCCATCGCGGGCGATTTCGCTGTCTGTGATGCCGACCATGACGTCGGACACATTGCCCGGGGTCACAAGGTCGGACGGGTGCCCAAGCGTCACCGGCCGGCGCGCGAAGGTCTTCAGCGCGTCGGTTGAAAAGACTTCGTCTTCGGACCTGAAGACCGCGACCGTTCCAAGATCAGGTCGGCCGACCTCGATCCCGCGATAATTCTGAATGCCGGTTCGAGCGACACGAACGTCCGCAATCAGGAAGCCGTCGGCAGTCTTGTGCGCGTCTTTGAACGCAACCGTGTCAGTGAAGTTCATCGCATTCCCCTTTCTTCAGACATCGGACGGAAGAACCGTCACTTCATGGTCGACAACGATCTGACTTTCGGCGCCAAGATCGACCCGCGCCTGAAATCGCTGTTTGCCGACCGTGAGGCGATCCTTCAGGAAGTTCGCCAGAAGTTTCCCGGCGGGTCCGTCGGACACGACGACCGTGTCGGCGGTCAGAACCGTTCCATGAATATTTGTCAGCGTCGCGGCGAGCGCTGCCCCGTTGATGTTCTTCACCAGACCGGTCGCCTTGTCTATGACGACGACCTCGATCGACATCGTGTCGTTTTCGTGCGGTGTGACGTCGGTCGTCATTTGAATTCCCCTTCGATGCCCCAAGTTCCTAAGCTGCCGTCAACCTGATGCGTCAACCAGACCCCGCCGATCGAATGGACAAACCAACACCCGCCGAGAGTGAAGTCAGGGAAGATTTCGGTCAGATGCGTTCCGACGCCAAGCTGTCGCAGCATTTCGAGCGTTTGCGTTCCGGTTCCAACCAGATCAATAAACGATGTCCCGGCCGCGAGTTGCCGCAGAAGGCCCAACGTTTGAGCGCCGGCCGCGGTCGGGTGCAAGACGCCCGACCCAAGCTGTCGAAGAAGCTCCAACGTCTGCGCCCCGTCGCCGTTGAACCCCTGAAGCCCCGACCCAAGCTGACCGAGTAGTTCGAGCGTTTGGGCGCCGGCCCCGGTCGGCCCGGACTGCGCACCGGTCGCGAGTTGCGTCAGAAGGTCAAGGGTCTGCGCCGACGACCCGACGAAGCGCTCGCCGCCGATCGCCGCCTGTCGAAGAACCTGAAGCGTCTGCGCCCCGGCTCCGGTCAAATTTTCGACATGGGTTGCCGCGGCGATCTGTGTGAATAGCTGCAAAAGTTGTGCCGCCGTCGACGGGATAGTCTCGATCCCATTTCCGGCTTGTGCCAATGACTGAAGCGTCTGCGCGCCAGCGCCGGCAAAAATCTGAAGCGCCGCGCCATTTTGCGCGAGAGGCTGAAGCGTCTGAAGCCCGGCGCCGGTGAACGCTTCAAACCCGGACCCTTCTTGCGTCAGAAGCTCCAAAAGTTGCGCGCCAGCGGCCGACGGTTGCAGAACCCCCGCGCCGGATTGCGCAAACAGTTCGAGCAGTTGCGCACCGGTGCCGATGAAAACCTGAAGCCCGGACGCCGCCTGAACCATCAACGGGAGCGTTTGAACCCCTATCCCGGCCGGGTGTAGTGTCCCCGCCCCCAATTGCGTCAACACCGCTAGGGTCTGCGCTCCGTCACCTACAATGCCGCCGGCGTCGGCCGCTGCGATCTGTGTCAGAAGTTCGAGCGTCTGAACCCCGATCGCCGACGGTTGCATGACCGCGACGCCGGACTGACGCAAAAATTCCAAGGTCTGCCCACCGTCGCCGGTGAAGGCTTCAAGCGCCGCGCCGATCTGCGACAGAAATTCGAGCGTCTGACCGCCCGTCGCGGTGAACCTCTGAGCCCCGGCCGCATTCTGCGCCAATAGCTCGAAGGTCTGCGCCCCGTCGCCCACCGCGCCGCCGACGCCGTCGCCGGCTTGTGCGAGCGCTTCGAGGGTTTGCCCTCCGGTCGCGACAAAGGCTTCAAGTCCGGCCGCGAGTTGTGTCAGAAACTCCAAGGTCTGAAGCCCGTCGCCGACAGCACCACCGACGCCGACGCCGTCCTGACGCATCAGTTCAAGCGTCTGTGTCCCGGCGCCGATCAAAGCTTCGAGCCCGGCCGCGAGTTGCGATAGAAGTTCGAGCGTTTGCGCCCCGTCGCCAACGACGCCGGCGACGCCGTCGCCGCTTTGCCGCATTAGCTCGATCGTCTGCGCGCCCGATCCGATGAACGTCTGTTGCGCGTTCGCAGTCTGCAACAGCGATGAAAGAACCTGACCGCCGGTTCCGATGAAGGTTTCGATCGCCTGACCGGTCTGTGTCAGAAGCTCCAAGGTTTGCGCGCCGACGCCGTCCGCGCCGCTTTGCTGGTCGCCGGCGCCGAGTTGTGTCAACTGGTCGAGAATTTGCGCGCCGGTGCCGACGAATTTTTCGACACCGTTTGCCGTCTGAACGAAAAGCTCGAGGGTTTGCGCCCCGGTCGACATGAAGACCTCGAGCGCGGCCCCAAGCTGCGACAAGAGTTCAAGCGTTTGCGCGCCGGTCGACGTGAAGGTCTGCAACGCCGCCGCCGTCTGTGTCATCAGTTCCAAGGTCTGCGCGCCGGACCCGGCCGGTTGCATGACCCCGACCGCCGCTTGCGATAGAAGCTCCAAGGTCTGAACGCTCGACCCGACGAAGGCTTCGAGCGCCGCGGCCGTCTGCGTGAACAGTTCGAGCGTCTGACCGCCGACGCCGGCGGGTTGCTGAATGCCGTCACCCGCTTGCGTCAGTAATTCGAGCGTTTGAACACCTGACCCGATAAATTTCTCGATCGCTGCCGCTGTCTGCGACAGCAATTCAAGCGACTGTGCGCCGGTGCCGATAAATTTCTCGATCGCCGTCGCCGTTTGCGTGAAAAGCTCGAAGGTCTGCGCACCGATGCCCGTCGGGTGCATGACTGCGACCGCCGTTTGCGTCAACAGCGGCAACGTCTGCGCACCGGCGCCCTCCATGTTCATGACCGCGACCGCCACTTGTCCGAGTGACGGGAACGTCTGAGCGCCGACGCCAACCGGAGGTTCCCCGGTCGGGACATGACCGACAAGCGCCCACATATCAGCGACGAATATATCTCGCCCGCCACTTCCCTTTGCCATTCCCTGCGCAAAGGTTTGCGACGCTGTCGTTGGAAAACCAGAACTATAGAGATATCCAAAATTAGAATATGAATTTGTTATCCACGTTCTCGCATCTTCTTGGTGTTCAAGACCGCCGGTTTCTCCTGAGTCTCCTAAACAAAGATCAAGGGTGTTATTTGGCCCACCATTCTTTTTTGCGAACCAAAGCGCAAGCGTGCATTTAATATTGCTATCTCCATCAATCTCGGAACCAAACGCGGTTAAATCAACGGCATTACTTGAGATACTATCTTCTAATACACACACATTACTATCATTTGCTGGCGACTCGGCTGCATCAGTCCATATACCTATGCCAAGATCATTTGTTGCGATGCTTGTTGCTTGGCGATCTGCGACTGCACTCGCCTTGTCGTTCTGATAGGTGAACACCTCAAAATTACCAAGACGATCACCAACACCAGTTAGGCCAGAAGCAATTAACAGATCATCATGCCAGACCGTCATGGTCGGATCGAAGAAATAATTGTCGAATGTGCCGCCGTCCGTCAGATCAACGGAAGTTCCATTTACTTCAGTGCTGGCCGCGTCCGCTCCAAGGTAAACATCAATCGCCCCACTGGCGAGATGCTGCCATACGATTTGACAAAGATGCCAAGTTCCAGTGCTAAGGTTTGTTGAACCAGTGCCAACAGTCGCACCAGTCGCGTCTAATATCCTAAGCCGAAAGTCGCCAGACACATCAACAATTACCAATTCCATACAAATCGCGGTGCCTTCGCGGGCCTGAACAATCGGACTGCCATCAACAAACGTCGAGGGAACTCTAAACGCTCCAAGCAGATATTGCCGATCGCCAGCATCAGCAACAAGATCAAAGCACGCAACCTCAATATCAGTGCTAGACGTTAGAATAATTGCGGCGCCCAAGGTTGCGGTCTTGGATCGCGCGTCTGTTGTCTCAAAAGCCGGTGTTCCGGTGACAGCGGTTAATTGCTCGAAACCCCGGTTGTCATAACCAACAATTTTATTGTAAGTAAATGCCATCAGATCGCAACCCTTTGGTGCGGCACTAACTCGCCATCAACAAGAGTAAAGCTGATGATTACTCGACGGGTGACAAGATCGGTCCCGTCATAGAATACACGCCCCCCATAAATGGCGAGCAGTCTTGCCGCCGCTGCTATAGGGTCAGCTTCCCATTCAGAGCGATCCAGATCATCGGGAGGCAAATTTCTGATCGCCTCCCGATCGTCAAGTTCATCTTGCAACGCGTTCGTCAGTCTTCGAATTCTCTGACGGTTCCAATTCGTGCCAGATATCCGGGAAAGATCGAAATTGGGTCGCCTATCTGAAATCTTCAGATATCCGTCATCGACCCGCCGCGCGCTGTCAGGATTATCAATCCAGATCGCAACCATTTGCCCGGCTCGATATCAGGTCGCGGTCGAGCCCTGCGGAAGCGTGACGACCCAAGACGTCATCGTAATCGTCGCGCCGCTCACGATCGCCAGCGTGTTGAAGTTGAAGTCGGCGCCGCTGACTCCCGCCTCGCCGTCGATCTGCGGATCGGTTTCCGCCGCACCATCCGCCGACGAACTGGCGCGGACATAGCCGAGCGTCCCGGTGAAGTCCGCCGACGTGTCGTCAGTGATCGCCGCCGCCGCCGCGTCGACCGTGCCGTCGGCTTGGTCGGCCGCGGCATTGAACGCGGTCGCCGAACAGACCAGCGTGAAACAAAGGGTTCCGATCGTCGCGTCGTCCGGGTCGAGCGGCTGCGCGCCGGTATAGCCCTTGATCACCGCCGCGCCGGCTTCGTTGTCGAGAACGTCCATTGCCGCGTCGAGCGTCGCAATCGCCATTTCGGCGCTGATGTTCATCACGAACGCGCCGGCTTGATCCGCCAAGAAATGCGCGAAGTTTTTGAACCCGGCTTCTTCGGCGTCGCCGGCGAAGATCGGTTCACGAACCTTCTTCGTGATCGACACGATGCGGTTGTTTCGCAGTTTGATCAGCTTCGGGCGATGCCCGATGATCCGCTGACCGACCTGAACGGTTCCGCGCTGGCCCGGAATGTGCTTCCCGTCCGGCCCGATGGCGAGCCGCGTCGCGAGTTCGTCGGCGAACACCTTGGCGCTGCGCGGCTCGAAGCGCTTCTTCGCCTCGATGTCGAATTCGGCGAGCGCGGCCGGCCCCGAATATTCCCGGAACTTCGCCAAGATGTGCTCGAATTCGTCCATATAAGTCGCGTTCCAGAACGACTGAAGAACCCATTCGCGACCGCCGACGGCGCGATCTTTCTTGAACTTCGACCAGATCGTCGGCGCCAACCATTGACCCGCCCAATCGCGCGCCGCGTTGTTCAGCGTCACCGTGTCCAGAGTTCGAGTGCTGCCTGTCATGTCAAAGCTTCCTTCTTCGTTTCGACGCCCATCCCCGGCCGTCGGGTTTCGCCCGGAATGGGCAAGCGATCGCAGCCTGTCCGGCCGCGTGCGGCCCCCTCCGGGGGTTGATCTTGATCAGCCGGCGCCGCCGCACCGGATGACCTGAGTTTCAAGCGTGCGCTAGTTCTGATCGGGCGAGCGCAAAGCCCCTGATCACCGGGATCATCTGACCGTGTCCGGCAAGCTGAAAATCTTCAAATATGAAACCTTCTGTCATCCCGTTCCATCGGCCGACGAAGGTTTCGCGCCTGATGTTCCGGCCGTCGATTTCAAGCCGAAGTTCATCGGCAAAAAGCGTCACTATTTCGCCCGGTCGATATCCCGGAAACACCGCATGAAACGACACGAACCGGGCGGTCTGAATGGTTCGTCGTCCGGCCGCATTCAGGTCGGACAGCCATTTCTCGACCCTGACCTTCGAACAGTCGATCACCCGCGCGTTCACTCGTTTCAGCGTCATCCGGCTTCCCTTTCCGTGAACAGCCAGTTCCGCAGATCGAGCGGCCGGCCCTGATAACCGCGTTCGGTCAGCCACCCGCCGACCGCTCGAACCGCGTCATCGGTCAGAAGCTCTATGATGATCATGGGATGACCGTCCGTGATCACCCGTTCAGCCCCCGTCAGAACCGCTTGTTCGTGCCCCTCGACGTCGATCTTCATCGCTTTGACGCGCGTCCCGGGTCGAAGGATATCGTCGAGCCGTTTGCAGACGACCGCCGTTTCGGCGTTGCGATTGTTGCGTTCCTCGAGCGAGCCGGCCGACGTCAGACCGACGTGACCGTTCATGAACAATTGCCGGACGCCGGCGGCGTCGGACAGCGCGCATCCGAAGACCTTCACCTTCGCCCGGTTGTGTTTGATATTCTCGCACAATCGCCGTTCGACCGCCGGGTTCGGCTCGAAAGCTATGACCTTGCAATCGTGCGCCGCCGCGGCGATCGCATAAAGCCCGGTATAAGCGCCGACGTCGACGAAGTTCCCGCCGACGATGCAAGCGTCGCCCCATGCCTTCAGCGGTTCGGGCTCGAATTCGCCTTCACGATCGAGCGCCGCGACAACCATGTCGCCAGCGTCGATCAGGTCGACGCTATAGCGTCCGACGTCAAACCGTGCCAAGACGACCCCCCGCTTCCCAAGGTCGCGGCTTGCCGTGATAGCAGACCACCCGGGCGCCGGCGGGAACCCCGGCGGCGCAATGTTTCTTGAACGACACGACGGCGCCCGGCGCTGCATCCTGCCAATAGGTTCGCGGCGTCTTCATCGCGTCCGTCGTTGCTTCGATGAACCCCTGATCGCCATACCAGCGCGGCGATTTCATTTCGTCCATAAACGTCTGCGGCTTCTTCCGGAACCGCTCATAGATCGCGCCGACGCTGTCAGACCATGCCATCAGCCCGGAACCCATGACCCGCTGACCCGGATTGAAGTCGCGCAGAACGGTGAACAATTTCAGGACGGCGACGTCGAGCAACGGCTGAAGATGTCCGACGATGACCGTGTCCAAGTCCACATAGAGCGTCGGACCCGGGAGCCGGAAAGCCTCGATCTTCGACCACCATCCCGGCCAACCGTGACGAAGCTGACGCGAATTCAATCCCGGAAACTTGAGCGCTTCCGGATCGTCCGTCAGGCAAACGAAGAACGCGCCGGGAGCGAAGCGCTTGCACTGGTCGCGCAAGCTGACCGCGTGTTCCGTTCGGAAGTCGCCGCCAGTCTTCAGGACCGTGACGATTTTCATCGGACGAAGAACCCTTTCTTCCCTATCTGGTCGATTGGCGCCCCGGTGATTTCCGACCATTCGGCGATTGCCCTCGAGGCGAGATAATCGCGCCCCGGGAACCAGTCGTCACAAGCGATCACGCCGCCGGGTCGAACCCGGAACCATAACCAGCGCAACGCCTCGAGGGTCGGCCGATAGTGATCAAGGTCGACGTGAGCGAAGGCGATCGGCTGATCGATGACAAGGTCGCCGAAGACCTCCGGGATTGTTCCGGCAATCAGTCGCGCCGCCGGGACCGCGCGTTGCGCTTCGCGCATCGTCGCCGCAAGCCGCCCCTTCGGATAATGACTGACCCCGTCGACGATATCGTGTTCGCCCGGTTCGGGCATCCCGGCGAAAGTATCGATCCCGATCAAGGGATCGTCCGGCCGGTGCTGACACATCAGTTTCAGAGTTTCGCCACGAAAAACCCCGAGTTCGATAGTAACACCGCGGCCGGCTTGGGTCATGTAGTCCCGGAAGCGTTTGAATTGATAAGGGTTCATAATGTCGGATATCCCCCGAGCATGAAGTCGGCAAAAAACCGCGTGTTGATCTTGTCCCGATCCCGCTGACTGCAAAGCTGTTTCAACGTCGGTCGCGACGCCGTGACGTTTTCGCGGGGCATCACGGGATCAAGCTTCGGCAGAAATTCCCGCAATTTCAACCACCATGACGCCGCCGGCGCTTCGATCTTGAAAACTCGTTTTGGCAGATACAAGCCCCGATAAAAGCGATCGAAGCATTGCGATCTGAAATGCGGGTCTGCCCGGCTGTCGGGAATGTTCAGAACCGCGTCAACGAACGCCGACCATGTCATTCCCCGGTGCAACACGTCCGCGTGACGTTTCAACATATCGACCTTTTGGTCGCTGCCTTGGATTTTCGCATACCAAGTTGAAACCAGACGTTCGCCCGGATGACGAAGGATTGCGACCCGCAAATAATCGCTGAAGGCGCATTCAGCCGCGGTCCAATGCTCGAAGCCTTCATAGCGACCTTTGGCGTCTGGCGCGGCGTATCCCGCTTCATGAAGCGCCAATTTGACCGACGTATTTGCAGCCTTTGGCGCGACCATCAGAACGACGCGTTCGTCGTGAATGGCGATGTTGTTCGTTTCCCGGTTCACGATGCCAACGCGTCGACAAGTGTCATTTTCGGATAGTTCTTCAGCGCCGATTTCAGCGCCGTGTTGATGACCTCGATCCCGAGCGCTTCGAGCGCCGGCGCCGCGGCGTCCGTTGCCCGGCGGTGTCGATCGACGTCAGCCGCAAGCGGCCGGGGATGCCCGGAGCCGTGCGGCCGGTGCCAATGATCGGCGCCATTTGCGAGCGTCATGTCGAAGCCGACCAGAATGATTTTGGAAACGCCGAACTGAGCCGCAAGGTTCACCGCCTGAAACCCGCTGTTCCCGGCCCATCCTATGAAGCCGCAACGGGTCATCTCGATCGCGTCTGACCGATGGTCAGCGTGAACCAGCTTGACCCCCCACGCCTCGCGCTGACAGTCTTCGTCCTGACTGACCTTCAGCCCGTGATATCGCGGCAAGCCGTCGAACTTCTTCCACCATCGCCAATCGCAGCCATAGATCATCGAAGGATTTTTGATCAACTGAAACGACGTGTTGACGGCGATCGACTTGAACCGAAAACGCGTCTTCGGAGCGCGGCGAATATCTTGGATCGCCCGCGCCGACGGACCCGACCCGACGATCAGGCAAGTTCGGCCTGACCAGTCCGGAAACCAGTCCGGAGCGGCGTCGCGAGACAACCGCGCGGTGATGACGGCGGTCAAAGCGCTTCCCGGAGCGGCAATTTCGGAAACGCCGTGATCCTGCTTGCCGGCGACGCGTTGATCACTTGAACACCGGCCGCACAATATTCCTTCGCCGAGTTTTCCCAAGCTGACAGCCAACCGTCGACCGTGCCCTTCCCCTGTATCGATCGCCCCGGCCGGCTGTCGCCGCCGCCGGGAAAATGGCTTTCCGGCGCGTTGCAGTCCATTCCGAGCAAGACGATCCGCTTCGCGCCCCATCGCGCCGCCAGATTTGCCGCCTGAAATCCACTGTTGCCGCCGTTCGCGGTGTAGTCCGACAGCCATTGAAGCGGCGCTTCTTTCCGCGCTGCGCATCGAACGGCGAACGGTGTCGCCACCCGTTGAAGCTCGATCGGTTTCAGCGCTTGCGCTTCCCCGCTTGTCGGCGTCGAGCCGCGGACCCGAAGCCCTCTGAAGTCGGCGGCGTGCGGCGCGTGATGCGCCCACCATTGCCAATCGCAGGAATAGAGAACATGCGCCAGCGGCTCCAACAGCCAAGCCTTGCCGACGACGATCAGCTTCGCCCGGCCGACGCAAACCGACAGTTCAGCGGCGTTCAGCGACGGCCCGGTCCCGGCGACGACGGCGGTGTCACCTGACCATTCCGGGAACCAACCCGGGGACGTCATCGCGTCAAGTCTAATTTTGCGTGTTTCATCTGTCTTCCCTTACGCAAACACGACCGCCGCTTCGAGCGCCGACGGCTGAACTTCCTCGAGTAGATCGATAAACGGTTGTGCCGTGCATCTGCAATTGATTTCTGTCCGGGGATGCCCGGTGACGCGCGGCGCCTTCGACCATTCGAAAATCTTCCCCTGATTGCGCCGATGTGTCGGCCTGACCCGTTCGTCGCGCGCCGTTTCCCATCGATAGCGATCGACGCCGGCTTCACGGTGCCGAAGTTCGTCGAGCTTGCCCGCCAGCTTGTTCGCCTGATCCCGGGCGATCAGCGCCGCTCGAGCCCGGCCGATCTTCATCGCCTTGATCACGTCGTTCGCCAACACCCGCCGCGGAAGCTCTTGCGTCACGGCGCGGAAGGTCGCGCTTTCAATCCGCTGTTGCGCGCCTTCGCTGACATTCTTGATCAGCCCCGACGCCCATTCCTGAAACGCCTTCACTTCCGGCGCGGCGGTCAGGTCGGCGATCAGAAATTCGGGGTCGAAACCGGTCGCCCGGCGAACGCTTCCCGCCCATCGGTCCCGATGCCAGCGTTCGACCCGGATGACCCAATCGCTGACCGCCGGCCCCAACGTGATCACCAGACGGTCGGCTTCGTTTGACGTGGCGTCGAACACGCTGCGAAGGCGATCGGTCGCGTCGTCCCTGATCGGGCGCAGATTGGTCATTTCCTCGACGAAGGTCGGAATGATCAGTTCACGCGCTGCGACGCCCCAAAAGTTCACCGGCTTGACCACGATCGCCCGAAGTTCGGCTTCAAGCGCGCCCGTGACCTCGATCCCCCGGAAGACCAGCGCCTTCGCGTTGCTGCGCCGCTTGCGCGCCTGTCGTTGCGCGATCGCCGGGAGGTTAAACGGCAAGCTTCAACTCGGAAAACAGTTCCGGACCGAAGCGCAGTTCGCCTTGGAACGCTTCGACGCCGTCGGGGATCGGCCCGGTCGAAAATGAAACGTGCGGCTGATAGGTCGGGAATTCCCATTCAGCGCCGGCGCGTTTGATTTCCTGATGACGCCATGACAGGTCCGACGACGCGAAGAACAACACCTTGAAGCCTTGGTCGCCGAGCGGTTCGACGATCCGCGGCCCGCCGCGCCCGATCGTCAGTTCTTCGGGGAACGGCTGACCGGCTTCGATCCAGTCGAGCGCGGTCCGGCTGTGCGCAATCGTGACATGGCGTTCGCTCGCCGGGATCAGATCGGTGAAGCCTTGCGCCCTCGCCCATGCCAGCAATTCGGCGCCGTTCAGAAGCGGACGCTGAACGAACAGCGACCGCGGGGTCGCGTCGGCGAATTGATCACCTTCGTCGTCCCCGCCGCCGCTGCCGCCCCCGGCTTCGCCTTCCCCGTCCCCGTCGTCGTCCGGATCGACAGCGCGGCGCCCGTCGAATTCATCGCCGCTCGCCTCGAAGTCGCCGAACGCGGCTTCGATCCCCGGATATTGTTCACCCTCGATCAGCCTCGCCTTGATTGCGCCTTCCAACACCGGAAGCGGGACGGTCGCATTCTCGACGTGAATTCGGTCGGTTTCCGCCTCAATCTTGCCGATGTCGGCGCGTTCCTTCTTCGTCGATTGCCACAGCGGCGAGAAATCGAAATCGATGTCGTCCGGGCGGCTCCCTAATTCCGACCTGATCATGATTTCGGTGATCTTTTCCAGCGACGGACGAAGGTTCAATTCCTGTTCGGCGGCGAGCCGGTCATAATAGTTCCGAAGATCACCTTCGCCGGTCGCGTTCATCCCGAGCGGCGACTGACCTAGAAAGCGCGTCGCCGGGATATCGGCCGCGCCGCTGACGATCTGAACCAGCAACCGCAACACGTCCGGCAGTCCGCCGAAATCGGCGGTTTTCTGTTCATATTCTTCTTCGGCGTCGAGTAACAGCGCCTTCACGGTCGACTTGCCTTGTGCGGCGAGCCCGAAGCGCCGCAGCAAGCGCGCCTCGTAGTCCGCCGTTGAAATCTTCGACGTCAGCCCCGGAACCTTGATAACGTCGACGCTCGCCTCTTGAATAAGCGCTGCGATGCCTTGCTGACCGGCGGTCGCATCCCTGATCGCGTGTTCGACGCTGTCAAGAATGCTGTCCGACCATCGATCGGTTTGACCGGAGATCAGAACATCGGGAACCCGCGCGCCTTCGAACCGCGCCACCCGGGAAGGGTGAATTCTGACTTGCGCGCCTGTCGCCGCGCTGATGGTGTAATATAGCGGCTCGAGAAAGCCCGGCGACATCGGGTCGCGGTCAAGCTCGCTCGCTATCAGATAGCGCCGCGACAGCACGGTCAGGAATTGCAGCGACCCCTTTTTCACGCGTTCCGGGTCGAGCGGTTCTTCGGGGTTGTCCGCGCCGTCCGAAATGATAATTCCGGCGCCGCCATAAAGCCGCGCCGCCGACATCGCGTCGAAGACCTTGCGTCGAAGCTGGTTCCGTTTCTCGGCCGTTTCAAGCGCCTTGATCTGGTCGGCGTCGGCGTTCCACGTCCAACCTTCCCGGATCATGTCGAAGGCGGGAATTTCGATCGCCTTCTTCGCCATCCAAGATTGGCGGAACGCGCATTCAAGCTGGTTGTCGTCAAGCGGCGTGAAAAACCAGTCGCCGATTGCGCCCTTGTCGATCGATGTCCCGAGCCCGGTCAGGCTGTTCATCAACCCCGACAGACCGTCGATCATCGCCCCAAGCGGTCGCATCAGGCGACCCAATCGAGCGACACGTCGTAAGCCCCTTGATCGGCCGGGAAGTATGTCATGACGACAGCGTCAGCCATGTTCGGCGACCGCGTGCCGTCGGGGGTTTTGTCGATCAAGAGTTTCATCCGAGCCCCTTTGCTCATAGTCGCTTGCGAGAGTTCTTTTTGCAGTTGCCGAAGTCCCGGCATCTTCGACGACAGGCTGATCAGTTCGTCGACCGGAAACTTAATCCCTTCGACGATGGCGCGATGTGTTTTTTCGAACCGCCGGCGCAGCGCCCACCATGCTTGAGCCTTCAGGTTCGTGAAGAAGTCTTCGTTCAACGGACTGTTGTTGTCGTCTTCGATGATCCGGCTCCCGGGCGCCAACACCTTCGCGCCGGCATTCCAAGGGATCAGGGTCACGCCGGCCGGCATCAGGTCTTCGTCGCCGAGCCGGTTTGCTTCAGCCTTCACGCCGGCGCCGACGCCGATGCTGTCATATTGCAGCGACAGCGGCCCCAAGCCTTCAACGGCGTCGACAGCGCGTCGGGTCGTCTTGCCGGTGTCTCGCTCCCCCCATTCGACGCAAGACGTCAGCACGACGCCGAGCGCGATCGCAAGCGCGTTCCGGTCGAGACCTTCGTCGGCGACGTCGAGCCCGGCCGTTGCCAGCCCTTCAGCCTCGAAGCCTAGAACCTTGTGAGCGTCGATCGCCGACCGGACCCATTCGGGCGGAATGACGATCCCATCGACCGACGCCGCATAATCCCGATCGACCTCTTGCGCGAAGATGTGAAGAAGCCCGTCGTCGACCGCCTTCTGACGGCGCGTGTCATACCATTCCCGGGTTTTTGCCGGGTGATCCGACCAATCCATGACGAAGACGTTCGTCTTCTTCGTCGTGACCGGGCGCCCGGGCTCCCAATCGACCCCGGCTTCGCGCCGGCGATGGAACACGTTTCCCAAGCCGTTCACGCTCGAAATGTCGACGGTAACACGGGTGTTATCCGACAGCGCCGCCTCGATCCTTTCGGGTCGCTCATAGTGCGCGCTTTCGTCTTTGAAATAGATCGATTTGCGTCCGCCTCGCCC